GACTATGCAATGGGCTTGCAGCAACCAAGCCTTCTCCCAACAGTTGCTGCGTGTCCGGCACCGCGCGCTATTTATAGCCACGCGCTAGGGCTTTAGCAAGACCGGACGTCCCGTGCGAAGAGCCGTTGATTACTCTTCGCTTGCGGCGTCGAGCAGGGCCTGAATGTCGGCCGCGCTGACCTTGCCGCTCTTGATCGCCGCAGCGATGGTCTCCGCATCGAGCTTGGCGCCGCCACGACCCGTGGGAGCGATGCCGCGCTTGTCCATCTCAGCCTTGCAGGCGTCGAGGCGCTCCTTGGCCTTGGTCGCGTCGCGGCCAGCCTTGACGGTCTTGTAGTGGACGGAGTTGGCGTTGCGGTACTCGATCTTCAGCTGGTCATCCGTCATCTCCTCCAGCGGGATGCCGACGACCTGGCCGCGGCGCTCAGCCTTGGGCAGCACATAGTCGAACTCGATGGTCTCGCCGGCCTTGATGTCGCGATCGGCCGTGTAGGTGACCTTGATCGTGCGGGGCTTCTTCTCCTTGGGAGCTTTGGTGGTCTCGGGATTCTCGGCCGTGGCCGCGGCGAGCTCTTCCTCGATGGCTGCGGGGTTGCTGAAATCAACGGCAGTGTTCTGTTCGGACATAGTAGGATTCTCCTTCAATAATGTATTCTGAAGCCTCTCGGCGATCAGTCTTGATTCATCAGGCAGCAGGGGAGGGTGTACTGTGGCTCGCTGCATGATTCATTCTATAAATATAATAACACGCGACTCACGGTATAAACACCAAAACTCCCATTGGAGTAGCTACTGTGAGAAAGGTTCATCTGTATTCGCCTGAACTACAGATCACAAATCGCCTGAGCCCCTGCATCTACACAGACCACAAGTGAAAAATCCGTAAGCTGTAATATTTGTAATAACTGTAGTATTTGTAACCTTCGTGAAAATCCATATAAAAGAAAATGTTCGTACAACCGCCTGCATCCTGATTCCTTTCTTTAGTTCTTATTTATATGTATTTATTTATCCTTATATTATTTTGATTATATAAATACATAAAATAAATAATACAAATATAAATAAGAATAAGAGTACTATAAAAGGAAAGAAAAGAATCAGGCTAAAATGAGTCGTACGAGGGTTTGTGGTGTGTAGTTTGTGGGAGGGCTACAAATATTACAGTTATTACAAATATTACAGATATTACAGCTTACAGACGAAGTCCCTGTTACCTGTAGCTACATATGAAGCGAGGACCTAGGCGTCCGATACCTAGGTCCTCTATGATAAGAAGGAGGGTCCTCAGTGTGAGGTATTGTCAGAAGCGGTGATGGTAGTTACTGTGGCGCTGCCCAACGCTTCTTGCTGACCATCAGCCGGTGCAATGTAGCCACTGGTCACATAAGGCACCTGGGCCGCCGCAGTGCCGTTGAGTTTATCAGTCTGATACTGAATCGTAGAAATCCCGAGCAGGGTACCAAGGAACAGATCTACGATCATAGTCGTCTTGACAATCTCATCAGCAAAGGGCCAGTGCCAAATCGCCGCAAGACCTACGTAGGCCGTGCCAAGCGCGGGAAGCAGGATCTGTGCAACCCACTTGAGTGCGTCAAATACCTTATTGCTGAGCTTCATCCAGTTCACTCTTCCTTTCTGAAGCTCAGCTTCGTAGGGGTCGCTGCAGCGAATCTACGATCGAACTCCTTATCAAAGTACTGTTTCAGCAGGACAATCGCCTTCAGGGTATCCTGGTGAAGATTGACGTCGTGGTCGTTCACATCCCGCGGTGTGCCTCCATTGAGAATGTCCTTATCCAGGAGTTCCTGAATGAAGCCGCGCCAGTAGGTCGGAACGTCAGCAATATCCACAAACAATGGATTGCTGCGCTGCAGCGCCGCGGCGACCTCCTCCTGAACGATCTGTCTTACGATGATCTTATCAGCATCAGTCATACTTACACTTCCTTTCAGTCGTTTATTTACCTCATCAGCAATATAGCCGAATCTATTGTAGAGGTAGTTGCCAGGGCATGGCTTATGGGCAAACCAACGGTGTGCAGTCATGTTCTGCAGATCCACCCGCCACAGCAGTGTGTTGTCTGCTTTCCACAACAGTTCCTTAATATTATTGCGCTTACAGATGTCTGTACACAACATGATTAAGGATTGCAGTGCTTCATCGCTCACAGGCCAGTCGGGTGCACCAGAAGTATTGGCAACTTCGATTGTGACCGCTCGCTGGTCATTTGCTTTACTACTGGTGCACCATGAGCGGTATTCCTCAGGAACATAGCCAGCGATACGCCCTTTTGTATCGATTCCGTAGTTACTCGATGCTTTGGCACTAGGCTGCTTGAACCAGTTGCCACAGGATTCTACGGAGAGATTACCAGCCATGCAATGGATAGTAATCACATCGATAGGCATAGTACGTGGGCCGCTATGATTAGGGCTGTTGATAACTACGTCACAGAGCGAACTATATGTCATTCATCATCACCCTTTCCGTTGGAGAGCTCAGTGAAGTCATCAAATACTTCTTCGCCTCCATAGACAGGCTTGAAGCTTTTATCTTCCATGTATTAACCTCCAATCCCAAGTTTAATGAGGACGTAGCCAACCACACCGCCAACGATAAGCATAAGGACTTTGTCTACAATAGCTTCCCAGCGTTTACCGGGCTTTGCTTCAAGTGCCTCAAGCCGATCACCCTGGCGTTGCATCTCTTCAGTGAGACTTTTAACGTTCACGGCAATCTGCTGTATCGAAACGATTAGCTCCTGGATCCTATCTAATCTACCATCGATATTTTTTAGGCGCTCATTTTGCCTTTTGTTCTCGTCAACAATCCGCTGGTTGGCTTCATCCATACGCTTCGCGAACTCGTTGTGTTCGTATCTTGTCAAAAATTCGTCCGGCATGGTTGTCTCCTTCCTAGCCTTTATTGCAGACAATGATAACCATTGCGACTACCGTGCGCTGCTCGGAATCGAAAAGGTGTCGCTGCCATTGAAAACCAGAAAAGACGGGACAATGCGGAACGTACCAGCCTGAAAATCGTAAATGCGATGCTTTCCCAGAAAAGCTGCAGTAGACTTTCCACCGTCCATATTGTAGGCGAACTTCATCCCGACCTTTTTACACAGTGTCTGCGCCGCCGCGATGGTAAAGCCAGCGGAATGATCATAGCTCCGTCCAGCAGCGACCAGCACGGCATAGTCTCCATTGCCGAACTGCCCAATAATTGTTCGCATAGCTTTGTCTGTTGTGCTAGGCGTCCCACTAAAGGAGGCATAGTTCACAATGATAGGGTAGAATCCACAGGTTGCAGATACAATCCCCTGTGCCGCGAGGTCAGCAGCGGAGGCATCTGCCGCCGCGTAAGACAGGGTACCATTTGCATCAATGGTCATAGGAATGCTTCCAGCATGGTGATCAGCCGGTGCGTCGTGCTTGACGATGCCATTTTCGATAGCAATACCGTCGATTTTGGAGTCCCAGCCAAGCCCGGCGTTTACCACCATCGACCAGCCCTCTGCAGCGGCGAGCTCTGCCGCAGAGGTAAATCCAGGATAACGGATGAACGGGAACTGCTTAGTGCCATCACGCTTGGTCTGAAAAACCCGCACCAGTGTGTAGTTAGTTTCTGCGTCTGCGTCATAGCCGTAGTCTAGTGACATATTCTCACCAAAATCATCTCGTGCAATTTTGCCCATAAGATCATAAATCATACCAACACCTCCCCGGCGATCAGAGCCGCGGTTGCAGAGCTGGGCAGAAATGCCTCGGCAACCGTATCGTACAGCCCAGCAACATCATTGGAATTCTTGCAGGGCACATAGTTATGGATCAAATTGTTCTGACCATCATACAGCCTCACATAGAAGATATGAAGTGAGGCTAAACTCTGCGGCGTACCGTTCTCGTTCCTGGCATACAGGAAGATATTAGTATCATCGGTCAGGCTGCCAGGTGTCGGCGCACTAGCAACAGTCCCGTTGATAACTGCAGTCGCTGTACCATCGCTGATAGTGTATGCTTCCACGGCGTAGTTGGTTTCGGTCTCCCAGTTGACGGGGATCTCTGCCACTTTATCACTGCTGATTCGACCCTGGAAGGTCATGCCACCAGATTTGCCACACCGGAAGTACGGCCAGGAAGTATATTTGGAAGCCAGTACCTCCCAGTTTGTGCTAGGATTGATCGGCGACTTGGGGCGCACACCATATGCAACGTGGTCAACAGCAGACCGCTGTACACCCAAGTTAATATACTGACCGCTGCCACTGGAGGATATGCGCTCCACTTGTGTATAGCCTGAGGGCAGGGTAACCTTATCCACAGTCAATGTATTGTAAACGTGTACCGTGACATCATCGGTCTTGCTCTGATAGCTCACCGTAACCGTCTTCGTCCCGGTCGTGGTCAGATCACCACTGAGCGTATAATCACTCACCGTGGCAGTCGTGGAATCACTGTAGTGAGCGGTGACTGTCAGATACGCTTTCAGCGTGTCAAGGCTGTCACCCTCCTTAACGACGTGGCTGCCGAGGTTCAGTGCGACGGAAATGGAATCCAACGTAGAGGGCACACTCTCCACGGTGACGGAGAACGTGGTGGTCTTTCCACCATAGCTCACTGTGACCGTCTTTGTTCCAGCGCTTGCCAGGTCTCCACTGAGCGTATAGCCACTCACCGTAGCGGTCGTGGAATCATTGTATGATGCCGTCACCGTAAGATACGGCTTCAACGTGTCAAGGCTGTCGCCTGCATACACAGTGTGCCCCGCGCCGTTGTAAACGGCGGAAATCGCTTCCAGTGCCTTGATATTCACAGTATTGGACTGTGTGGCAGTACTACTCCCGGAGGTGTTGCAGGCGCTCACTCGGTAGCTATAGGAGCTGCCACCAGTCACATCAGCATCCTCGTAGCTTGTGACAGAAATATTACCGTCGACAGTCGTCCACGCACCACCATTGACCTGCCGCTCCAATGCATAGTGTGTAGCCCCCGCTGATGCTTCCCAGCTCACCACGATCTTGTCGCTCTGGAGCGTTGCAGCGACGGATGCGACAGGATCAGGTGCCTCATCATGTAGTGATGCAACAGCCGTAATGACCACATCACCAGTGACGGGATAGATGCTCAGGTAGTTCGTATCACTGTGCCATGCCGTGGCAGTAACGTCTGTGCCGCCCATCGTGACAACAATGGAATCCAGTGTATAACCGGAAGTCACGTACAGTGTACCGCTGCACGCCGCCCGATAGTTGATCGTATCGCCAGCTCGGGAGTATGTGCAATTGGTCAGGTTTCGCG